CTCGACATTTTTCGCGTTTACGGAAAAAACCATAGGATTTCGGTGTGAGCCAGAAGCGAAGATCAGATAGCAACAGCACGACGGCGGCTGTCGATGGCTTCAGGGGCGCGATCCAGAGCGTTCCGTTGCCGGAAGGCGTCCACCTTCGCAGTGACGATGAGGTGATCATTTGGGAGCAGTTCACGCGTGCGCGTGCGCGCGAGGATTGGCGCGACATGGACTTGTTATTGCTGGCAAAAGTCGTGCGCATGGAAGCCGACATCCGGCGGCATCAGGAAACGCTGGACCGATCTGGCGTGCTGATCCAGAACAAGCGCGGGACGCTGATCCCAAACCCGCTAATCGCTGTGATCGACACGCTGGAGCGTCGGCAGCTTGCGGTGATCCGCTCGATGTCTTTGAACCAGCAGGCCAGCGATCCTCGCACATTGAACGCGGCTGGCCAGAACGTAAACGCAAGCAGAAGCGTGATCGACTATCTCGCAGGGGATGACCTGATCGCTATGCCTGAGAGGAGGAACTGATGGAGTTTTACGAACACAAGGTTTTGGCCGTGGCCGACCTGATCCCGTATGCCTTGAACAGCCGCACGCACAGCGATGAGCAGGTAGCGCAGATCGCAGCCTCGATCCGCGAGTTCGGGTTCACTAATCCGGTGCTGGTTGATGAGCAAAACAACCTGATCGCTGGTCATGGTCGATTGATGGCCGCGCGGAAGTTGAAGATGGAGCATGTGCCTGCCGTCGTCGTGACTGGTCTGGATGATCGGCGGCGGCGTGCCTTGGTGATCGCTGACAACAAGCTGGCGCTGAACTCTGGCTGGGACATGGATGCTTTGAAAGTTGAACTGAAAGACCTCGGCGTAGACTTCGGTGGTCTTATTGGTTTCAGCGATGATGAACTCGTGGCTCTCATGGAGTCGCCAGAACTCGACGGAATGCCAGAGTTGTCGGACGGTGATCGGGAGCCGTTTCAACAGATGACATTCACGCTCCACGACGAGCAGGCGGAACAAGTGCGGGCGGCGATGAAAAAGGCGAAGGCAATGGGTGCTTTCGTCGACACCGGAAATGAAAACGGAAACGGCAACGCCTTGGCGCGCATCTGTGAGGTGTTCAATGGCATCGGCTAAGGATATCGTTGTTAAGCCCATAACTGCGAAGGCGGCGGCAGAAGTGGTGCGCCGGATCCATTACAGCGGGAAAACGGTCAACAACAGCCAGCTGCATTTTGGGGTCTTTCTTGACGGAAGGCTCGAGGGGGCAATGCAGTTTGGGCCTTCGCTCGATAAAAGGAAAACTCAACGTCTTGTTGAGGGAACGCTCTGGAATGGCTTCCTTGAGCTGAACCGTATGGCATTTTCTGAAACTCTACCCAGAAACAGCGAAAGCCGCGCCCTCGGCGTTGCGATGCGGCTGATCAAGAAGCACTATCCGCAAATAGAATGGATCATCAGCTTTTCAGATGGATCGCAGTGTGGTGACGGAACGATCTATCGCGCGAGCGGATTTTTTCTGACAGGCATAAAAGCAAACGATCAGATCATAGAATTTCCCGATGGATTGCGCGAAACTCGTCTTGTTCTGACCGACGCCCTACGCCCCCGCCGTCTTGAACTGGCAAAGCGCTACGGCGTTGAGGTCGGCGGCGGTTCAAGCTTAAAACAATTTTTGGAAATCGGCGCGAAGCCGGTAAAGGGCTTCCAGCTTCGCTACGTCTATTTCCTAAACATAGAAGCGCGCCAAAGATTGACCGTTCCGATCTTGCCATTCAGCAGAATTGACGAGATGGGCGCTGGCATGTATAAAGGCCAAGCGCGTGCGAAGCAGGCGATCACCGACGACCAGTCGGCAGAGCGGCAGGGCGGCACTGACCCGCACGCTCCAGAGGTTTCGACATGACACGCGGCCAGCGCGTCATCGCCTTTATCGAAACGCTTTGCCCGATCCCGGAGGGCAAGCACGTTGGCGCGCCGATGAAGCTGATGGATTTCCAGCGCAAGTTCATCTTGGATGTTTACGACAATCCGAAAGGCACCAGCCGCGCCTACTTGTCGGTCGGGCGGAAGAACGGGAAGTCCGCGCTGATCGCTGCGGTGTTGCTGGCACATCTTGTCGGGCCTGAAGCCAGAACGAACAGCCAGATCGTCAGCGGCGCTAGATCACGAGATCAGGCTTCGCTTGTCTTTAAGCTGGCGGAAAAAATGGTCAGGCTGTCGCCGCGCCTTTCGGCTGTCGTGAAGATCGTGCCGTCACAGAAATCGCTGATCGGCCTGCCGCGCAATGTGGAATACAAAGCCATCAGCGCGGAGGCTGGCACGGCGCATGGCCTGTCTCCGGTGCTGGCGATCCTTGATGAGGTCGGGCAGGTGCGAGGCCAGCAGGACGCCTTTATTGAAGCCATCGAGACGGCACAGGGTGCGCATGATGATCCGCTGTTGATCGCCATCAGCACGCAGGCGGCGACCGATGGCGATCTGTTCAGCATCTGGTTGGACGATGCGAAGAACGCCAAAGACCCGCGCATCGTTTGCCATCTCTATGCCGCGCCGGAAGACTGCGAGATCATGGACCGCGAGGCGTGGAAGGCAGCGAACCCGGCGCTGGGCCAGTTCCGCAGCCTGACCGACATCGAGGACTTCGCCAAGCAGGCGGCGCGGCTCCCGGCAAAGGAAAACAGCTTCCGCTGGCTTTACCTCAACCAGCGCATCGAAGCATCCAGCCCGTTCCTAAGCCGCAGCGAATGGGAAGCCAACGCTGGCGAGCCAGAGGTGACGCGCGGGATGCAGTGCTGGGCTGGGCTTGACCTATCGGCCAGCCGCGACTTGACCGCATTCGTCATGGCCTTCGATGACGGCGAGGCGTGGCACATCGTGCCGCAATTCTTTCTGCCCGCCGATGGCATCCGTGAGCGGGCCAAGATCGACAAGGTGCCTTATGACATCTGGGCGGATCAGGGCTTCCTGACGCTGATCGACGGGCCTGTGATCGTGCCTGCCATCGTGGCGCGGCATGTGGCCGAGGCTGCTGAGGAATACAACATCCAGATGCTGGCTTACGACCGCTGGCGGATCAATGACTTCCAGCGCGAACTGGATGCCATCGGCGCGACGATCCCAATGGCTCCGTTTGGTCAGGGCTTCAAGGATATGGCACCAGCCGTTGATCGCTTGGAGATAATGGTGGCAGAACGGAAGCTGCGTCACGGCGGTCATCCGCTGCTGAACATGTGCGCTGCAAATGCGGTGGCGGTGCGCGATCCTGCGGGCAACCGCAAGCTGGACAAGGCCAAGTCAACGGGCAGGATCGACGGCTTGGTCGCATTGGCAATGGCACTCGGCGCGGCGTCCAGCGGGGAGGCAGCAACGCCTGCCAGCCCGTGGGAGGACGAAGGCTTTTCTTTGAGTGCCTGATGCGCTATCATCCCGCCAAACCATGCGCGTGGATTTGACCTGATGGGCATCTTTGATCGCTTCCGAAAGCCGGAAGTCCGCAATCTCGAAAACCCGTCGTCACCTGTTTCGGCGACGGATTTCTTGCAGAATATGGGCTGGGGCGATCCTGTCGCGTCATCCGGCGTCACAGTCACCATCGACAACGCGCTGGGCGTTCCTGCTGTCTGGTCGGCGGTCAACTTTCTTTCTGGCACCATCGCCGGCCTGCCGTTGCAAGTCTATCGCCGCACCGAGGAAGGGCGTGAGCGCGTGTCAGGCGGCGTTGCGCCGATCCTGAACGAAAACGCCAACGATGACATGTCCAGCTTCGAGTGGTTGAAATACACCTTCGAGCAGACGTTTACTGGTGGCCGTGGGATCACCTACATTGAGCGCAACAAGGATGGCGCGATCACGAACTTGTGGCCGCTTGATCCGACCAAGGTGCGTGTCGAGCGGATGCTGGACGGGCGCAAGCAGTATAAGACCAGCAACAGGGTCTACACATCCAAAGAGGTTATTGACATTCCGTTCATGCTGAAGGCCAACGGCACCGATGTGCGCGGGCCGATCATGACCAACAAGGATGCCATCGGCATGGCCATCGCTGCCAGCCGCTATGGCTCAAAGGCGTTCCAGAGCGGCGGCATCCCGCCTGCCGTGCTGCAAGGTCCATTCCAGAGCGCGGCTGGCGCTGTCCGGGCATCTGATGATGTAGCCAAGACGATGGCCAAGCTGGGGACGCAGGGCCGATCTGTGATGGCGCTCCCGATGGGGCATGAACTGAAATCAATCGGCTTCAACCCGGAACAGATGCAACTGATTGAATTGCAGCGGTTCAGCATCGAGCAGATCGCCCGCATCTATTCGCTGCCGCCAGTGTTCCTGCAAGACTTGACGCATGGCACGTTCAGCAACACAGAACAGCAAGACCTGCATTTCGTGAAGCACACCATCAAGCGGTGGGTCGAGCAGGCAGAGGCCGAGATCAACCTGAAACTGTTTGGCCGTGGCTCTGATCTGTATTCTGAGTTCAACGTGGACGGCCTGCTGCGCGGCGATTTCAAGACCCGGATGGAGGCGCACGCAACGTCGATCCAGAACGGCATCCGCACGCCAAACGAGGTGCGCGATATTGAAAACCTGCCGCCCATGCCGGAGGGCGGGAACCTGATGATCCAAGGCGCAACTGTGCCTATGGGATCGCAGCCGACGGTGCAGGCTGATGCCAGTTCCAACTGACGCGATGGCAGATGAGGCACAGCGCGGCCTTGATTGGCGGCGTGAGTTTGGCCGTGGCGGCACCGAGATCGGCATCGCACGCGCCCGTGATATCGTGAACAAGCGCGATCTTTCGATGGATACCGTGCGCCGCATGAAGGCTTACTTTGATCGGCACGAAGTTGACAAAGAGGCCGAAGGGTTTAGCCCCGGCGAAGATGGATACCCCAGCAACGGGCGGATCGCGTGGGCCTTGTGGGGCGGCGACGATGGCCGATCTTGGGCAAATAGGCTTGTTGAAAGTGAGGCTTCTAGCGATAGAAGCGAAACCGTGTTACATTCGGTCCAAATGAAGGAGGCCGAAATGGCTGATCGTGAAATTCGGGCGCGACTTGAAAACGCTGAAATCCGCGCGGATGATGGCGAAATCCGCGTTTCTGGATATGCCGCAGTGTTCGGTGAAGAGACCAATATCGGCGGCATGTTCACCGAGGTGATCGAGCGTGGCGCGTTCAAGAACGCCATTGCCCGTCAGGATGATGTCGTCTTTCTGATCAACCACGATGGCCTGCCTTTGGCCCGCACGCGGTCCGGCACGCTGAAACTGATCGAAGATGAGCGCGGTCTTTACATGGAAGCATCGCTTGACGGCGAAGACCCTGATGTGCGTTCCATCGTGCCGAAAATGAAGCGCGGCGATCTGGACAAGATGTCTTTCGCCTTCATCCCTGAACGTCAGGCATGGGACGACAGCGGCAAGATGCCGAAGCGCATGATCCAAGATGTCCGCCTTTACGATGTCAGCATCGTGACGACGCCTGCTTATGATGGCACCGCCATCGGCCTGCGGTCGCTGGAAAAGCACCGCGAGTCCCAGAAGCGCAGTCAAGCGGCTCGCCGTCTCCGCATGAAGGCAAAAGCCGCTGGCATTGAGGCCCGCAACGAATATCTCCAGCCAGCGGTTGACCCGTTTGCGGAAATCAATGCGGATGATGCTGCTCGCAACATGCAAAACGCGATTGAAAACTGGCACCTTGGGCCAGAGGCTGCATCAGAAGACCCGACTGCAAATGAGGATTTCTGGGCATCCATCGCTCAGGTTTGGTCGGTGAATGTGGCCGAGGCGAGGCGTCGGCTGTGCGCGAATTGCGCATACTTCAACAATACGCCAGAGATGTTGCGCCAGATGGAGGACATCCCGCAGACGGCATTTGATGCCGACGGCGGCGGTCGTGGCTGGTGTGAGAAACTGGATTTCATCTGCCACAATTTGCGCGTATGCCAAGCATGGGAACGCAAAGATTTCGTGGCCGAGGAAGAATAGCAGCGGCTCCCGCTGTTTGCCCATCCGCGCCTTGGGCAAGCGCATTTGACCCAAAGGAGGCCATAATGGCTGACATCAAAGAACTGCGGGAGAAGATGGCGCGCATCGCCACTGAGGCCCGTGCAAAACTCGCTGAAGTTACTGACGCGACCCCGGAAGCCCGCGCTGCTGAAATCGAGCGCGAATTTGACGCCATGATGGCAGATCACGACAAGCTGTCCGCACGCGTTGAGCGTATGGAAAAAGCTGAGAAGGCCCTTCGCGCTGGTCAAGAAATTGACATTGAAAAGCGTCCGACGTTTGAGCAGCGTTCCGCGCCTGCTGTCGATGCTGGTCTGGTCATGGACTACCGCGCTGCCTTCGCTGAGATGATCGCTCAGGGCGGCGACGGGTATGTGGATCAGGAAGTCCGCAATGTTCTGCGTGAACATCGTGCGCAGACCGCCGGGACCAACTCCGCTGGCGGTTACACCGTGCCGACTGAACTGGCTGCATTCATCGAAAAGTCGATGATCGCAACTGGCCCGATGTATGACTCGGCCCTGTTCACCGTCATCAACTCGACCGATGGCCGCACGTTCAACATCCCGACCGTTGACGATACTTCGGTTACTGCTGTTGCACACACCGAAGGTGGCGCTGTCACCGACGATGGCGGTTCGGATGTGACCCTCGGTCAGAAGTCGCTCGGCGCATACGCATTCGACACAGAATGGGTTCGCTGGTCGGCAGAACTGAACGCAGACAGCATCCTGAACATGGAGTCGCTGCTGGGTGAACTGCTGGGCGAGCGTCTGGGCCGCATCGCCAACTCCAAGCTGACCACGGGTTCGGGTTCCTCGGACGTTGAAGGCATCGTGACCAACTCGACGGCAGGTAAGACCGCAGCAGCAACCGCCGCTGTGACCGCCGATGAGATCATTGACCTGATCCATTCCGTTGATCCGGCCTACCGCAACTCGCCTCGCACCGCCATCATGATGAACGACAGCACGCTTGCTGCTGTTCGCAAGCTGAAGGATGGCAACGGCAACTACCTCTGGCAGATGGGCAACTATCAGGCTGGCATCCCGCAGAACATTCTCGGCTACAACGTGGTCGTGAACCAAGCGATGGACTCGCTCGCCGCCGCCAAGAAGGTCATGTTGTTTGGCGACATGTCGAAGTTCTATGTCCGCAAGGTCGGCGCTCCGTCGCTCTATGTGGCCCGTGAGCGCTTCGCTCCCGATTACGGCATTCTTGGTTACATCCGTTTCGACGGCGTGCTGACCAACACCGCCGCGATCAAGCACCTGATCACCGCCGCTTCGTAAGATCGGTTTCTAGGGCAGCGGGGAAACCCGCTGCCTCACTAAACCGAAAGGAGGCCAAAATGCCTAAGATCAGACTTTTGACTTCGATGGCGGGCATCGACTTTTCCCACAATTCCGGCGACATCATTGACTGCAATGATGCCGAAGCGAAGCGTTACATTGACGCTGGCATCGCTGAAGCTGTTGACGCTCCCGCGCCAAAGGTGGAGCGTGCTGTCTTTAAGCGCAAAGTGGAAACAGCGACGAAGGCTGAGTAACGATCATGCAGCCGCTCCTTGACCAGAACGCATTGGAACTTGTGACAGCGCCATCTGTCACGCCGATCACCTTGGCCGAGGTGAGGGAGCAGCTTCGCATTGAGCATAACGACGACGACGCGCTGATCACGCGCTTGATCGCTGTGGCGGTGGCATACACCGATGCACAAGCCGCGCTCGGCCATGCCATGATCACGCAGAAATGGGCGCAGTGGGTGCAGCCGCATCCGGCGCAGACTGTCGGGTTGATGATGGGTCCGGCACAGTCTGTCACGGCGGTGAAGTATTACGACGCAACCAACACGCTGCAAACCGACACGCTATCCAATTATGAGATCGTCGGCACGCAGTTTGCCAAGACTGTCGGCCCGAAGGCTGGCTTCAACTGGCCGACCACTTATGAGCGGCCAGACGCGATCCGCATTGAGTATGAAACAGGATACGGCGATGCGACCACTGATGTGCCGCAGACGATCCGCCATGCGTTGATGCTGCTTGTTGGCCACTGGTACGACAACCGCGAACCTGAATTGATCGGGACAATTTCCAAGACGTTGCCTTTTGGTTTTGATGAACTGATCGGGATGCACCGGAGAAGCTGGTATGGTTAAGGCTGGCCTCTACCGCGAGCGTGCCGTTTTCCAGCGTCTTTCTGAAGGCGCTATTGATACTTATGGCAACGTCTACACGGGCTGGGCTTCACTTGTCACAAGGTGGGCAGAGATGAACGAGCGCACAGGCAAGGAGCGGATTTCTGGCGGCGCTTTGGCTGATGTCGGCAACGCCACCCTACGGGTTCGCAGAGATAGCGTGACGCAAGGCATCACGGCGGCTGATCGCGTTGTCATTCGCGGCACGACTTGGGCGATCAAGGATGTGATCCAAGTTGACGCCAAGAACACCGTTCTGGAGTTCCTACTGGAACGCGGGGTGGCGGCATGAGGATTGAAGGCGTCCGTCGTTTACTTCGGCAGCTTGATGATCTGCCGCAATCTGTGCGCGACAATCTAAGAGCATCAATTGAAAAGACTGTTGCGAAGGGTGTGTCCAAAGGAAAAGCCGTCGCGCCTGTTGATACGGGAGACTTCAAGAACGGCATCAAGGGCAACGTTGAGGTCGGGCAGGATAAAATTCTTGGCTTCATCAACTTCTATGATGGCAGCATAAAAGACGGGCTTGCAGCCAGTTCAATCAACTATGGCTGGGGCGACATGCCGCGCGGTTTCTTTGTCCGAGAGCAAGTCAAGACATCCATCGCTGGCCGTCACAAGCGGCAGATGAAAAAGGCTTTGCAGGCCGCAATCAAGGATGCGCTCAATGGCTGACGGGTTTCTGCTTGCGCTTCAGAAAGGCATCCGCGCCGCTCTTGTGGCTGACGCGGGCGTGACAGGCTTGATCGGCCAGCGGCTTTATGATGAGCCGCCGCAAAACGTTACATTCCCGTATGCACGCTTTGGCAACATCGAGCCTTTGGCATTCGACACCGACACGACCGAAGGCGCGTTGGTATCGTTCAGCATTGAGGCCAACAGCCGATCTGCATCGGGCCGTGTCGAGGCAGCGCAGATAGCGGAGGCCATTAAAGCCGCGCTGCATCGTCAAGAGGCAAGCGTTACCGTCGCGGGTCATACGCTTGTCGAATTGATTTTTGACACGATTTCCGTCACAAGAGACAACGAGGGTCGTGGATACACGGCCATCGTTTCGCTGCAAGCCATGCTTGAAGCAGCCTGAAACCCGCGCTGTGGGCAAGCGCATGAGCAAGGAGGCCGATCATGGCTAAACAATTGGGACGCGCCCTTCTGGTCAAGATTGGCGACGGCGGCGGAACCGAAACTTTCGCAAACCTCTGCGGCTTGAATTCCAAGTCCCTGACCATCAACAATTCGTCCATTGATGTGACGACGCCAGACTGCGCGTCGCCGGAAGGCGCTTTGTGGACAGCAACGCTGGCTGGTCTGAAGAATGTGTCCGTTTCTGGCGATGGCTTCTTTGAAGACAGCGTGGCAGAAGCACGCATGAACACCGTGGCAATGTCTGCTGACAATGCCTGCAACTTCCAGATCATCGTCCCGGATTTCGGCACCTATGCCGGATCGTTCCGCATCGCATCGCTGGAGTTTGGCGGCGAGACCGAAGGCGGCGTGACTTACTCGCTGTCGCTGGAAAGCAATGGCGCAGTGACGTTTACGGCGGCTTGATGATGATCACGGCTGAAGCACCGCGTGGAGGTGTCGTCGAATATATCGGCGGCACCTCTTACACATTCTTGCTTCGCAACCGCGAGATCGAGCGGTTCGAGGACAAGCACCGTGGCATCTTCGAACTATGGGACGGCTTATTCAACTCAGGTAAAAAGCCAACCAGCAGAGAGGTTCGGGACATCCTCGCTCTTGGCCTTGTCGGCGGGGGGAAGAAAGATCACGAAGCCGATGCCATTTTAAATGGCTGCACGCCTGAAGACTTGCTGCGGCTTTACAGCATTGCGCAGGCTGTCGTCGGCGTGGCGTTCATGCCTGATGTGATGACCGAAGCATCTGTAAAAAAAAAGAACCAGCCGGACGACAGCCAACCAGACTGAACGTCCGAGGCATGATCAAGAACGGGATCATTGCGGGCTTAAAGCCTGAAGAAATCCGTGATATGGTGCCGAAGGATACTTGGCTTGTGTTCGAGGGTTGGTCTGACGCACACTCGCCAAAGAAACCGGGGGCTGAAGCGATGACTGCTTCAGAATACCAAAACCTTGTGGAGCGCGTCGATGGCCTTCAACGCTGAACAGCTTAACATCATCATCGCCGCGCGGACCCAGACTTTGCAAAGAGAACTGGACGGGGCAGAGCGCAAGATCAAGAGGTTCGAGGCACAATCCAAAGGAAGCCTTGGCGGGTTTGGGAATAGTTTTAAGATGCTGGGCGATGTCGCCAAACGCGCAGCGCCGTTTATGGCTGGGTTTATTTCAGCCAGTGCTTTGACTGATGCGATGCAGTATGCCCAAGAAATTCAAAATCTTGCACGCGTATCTGGAACTGGGGTCGAAAGATTCCAAGAAATGGCATTTGCTTCTAAAGGATTCGGTATCAGTCAGGAAAAATTGGCCGACATCTTGAAGGACACGAATGACAAGCTGGGCGATTTTTTCCAAACTGGCGCTGGGCCAATGGCCGACTTCTTTGAGAATATCGCGCCAAAGGTTGGAATCACGGCTGACAGTTTTAGGAAATTAAGCGGGCCTGATGCGCTTCAGCTTTACGTTGACAGTTTGCAGAAGGCTGGCGTTTCGCAAAGTGAAATGACTTTCTACATGGAGGCGTTGGCATCTGACAGTGCGCTGTTGACACCGTTGCTCGCCAATAATGGCGCTGAAATGGAGCGCTTGGGCGTTAAAGCTAGGTCTCTAGGTATAGTTTTGGATGAAGATTTGATCCGCCAGACGGCTCAAATGAACGAAGTGTGGGCAGCAACAATGACCACAATGTCAGCAAACTTTACACGGTTTGCGGCTTATGTGGTTTCTGGTTTTGACAATATCTTTGGGATTACTTTGGCCGGGCAATTAAACAAGTTGCGCATGGGTTTGAACGATATTGAAACCGAAATTACAGGTTTAGAGTCATCTATGCTTACTGCCGACAGTTCTGGCCCCATAATGACAGAAGATGGTCTGGGCGTCATGAGCATGGAAAGTGCATCAGAAAGGCTCTCTGAACTTAAAGCACAACAAGTTGAGTATCAAACTGCCATTGAGGAAACCAACGGTATTTTGAGAAAACAAGAGGAGGCGAGAGCCGCTATCGCAAACACTCCGTCTTTTGGTTCGGCCACAAAAGGCGGCGGGAAGAAAGGAAAAGATGATGCGAAGAAGGCATGGGACAGTCTCATCGCCAGCATCGACTCGACAAAAAAGGCGAATATTGATTTTGCGAACGCACAAAAGGTGGTGAATGACGCCTTGCAGGCTGGCATCATTACGCAGCAGGAAGCAGATTTCGCTCTAGGTGTTCTTGCCAACCGAATGCAGATTGCAAAAGGCGAGATGATCGACCTTTCCAGCGTTGCTGGCGTGCTTGAAAACAGTTTGACTGATGCGTTCATGTCGATCATCGACGGCACGCAAAGCACCAAGGACGCCTTCAAAAGCATGGCCCGCGCTGTCATCGCTGAACTTTATCGGGTGCTTGTCGTGCAGCGGCTTGTCGGCTCTATCGGCACCGCTTCAAAAGCAGGTTCTGGCATTCTTGGCTTCATTGGGAATGCGTTCCCAGCATTGAAAGCTGGCGCATCTGGTGGATATGTTCAGGCAGGCAATCCGATGGTCGTCGGTGAGCATGGCCGCGAACTGTTTGTCCCACCTGTCAATGGCCGCATCCTAAACGCAGCGCAGGCGCAGAATATGTCCAGAGGCAGCAGCGGCGGCGTGACCATCGTGCAGAACATCAACATTTCCACCGGAGTTCAGCAGACCGTCCGCAACGAGATCAGATCGTTGATGCCGCAGATCGCGGATAGCGCCAAGGCGGCTGTGCTTGACGCCAAGCGGCGCGGTGGCAGCTATGGGAGCGCGTTTGCATAATGGCCATAACATACCCTCTGGCTCTGCCCACCCACACAGGCATCAGGTCAGTTGAACTGCGGGCCATCAACGCGGTGGCATATGGCGCGTCGCCTTTCACATACTCCGGACAGGCATTTGCCTACTCTGGGCAAATGTGGAGCGCAGACATCACGCTGCCGCCTATGAAGCGATCAGACGCTGAACAGTGGGTGGCATGGCTGATTAGCCTGCGCGGTCATCTTGGGACATTTTTGTTGGGAGACCCTATTGGGTGCGTGGCCCGTGGGGCGGCTACTGGAACACCGCTTGTCAATGGCGCTGACCAGACAGGTGGCACGCTGATCATTGACGGGGCCACATCTAGCGTCACTGGATGGCTGAAGGCTGGCGATTACATCCAGCTTGGCACAGGCACGTCGGCACGCTTGCACAAGGTTCTGGTGGACGCCAACAGTGATGGCAGCGGCAATGTCACTCTGGAACTCTGGCCGCACATCCGCACTGCACCTGCTGACAATGCCGCCGTCATCATCAGCAATGCCAAAGGTCTTTTCAGGCTGTCGAACAATGAGCAGGCTTGGTCGATCAACGAGGCCAGCATTTACGGCATCAGCTTCGGCGCGATGGAGGTTATCTGATGGCACGCAGCGTTCCAGCCGCCATTCTCTCTGCCCTTGCTGAACCTGAGGTATACCCTTTTTACGCGGTCGAGATGTTGTTCGACACATCCACTGTGCGGCTGTGGACAGGATATGGCGACCGCACAATCGACGGTCAAACCTATCTCGGCGCGGGCGATCTGATGTCAATCAGCGGGCTTGAAGAGGTCAATGATCTTTCGGCCAAGTCAGCATCAATCACGCTCACGGGCATCCCCAGTGAATTCGTGTCAATCGCGCTGCAAGAACCTTACCAGCGGCGCAGTTGCCGCATCCTGTTTGGCGTCTCCAATGTGAATGATTTTGTCGAGGTCTTTTCCGGCAAAATGAACCAGATGCCAATCGAGGACAGCGGCGATACATCAATCATCACGCTCACGGTCGAGAGCAAGCTGGTTGAACTCGGTCGCGCCATCGTGCAGCGATACACGCATGAAAGTCAACAGGCGCGTTATCCCGGTGACACGTTCTTCAGCTTTGTGGCCGACATACAGGACAAGGGCATCCCATGGGGTCGGAAAGAAGCGTGAAGGCGCTGAACGCTTTTTTGCGCGAGGTCAAAGACCGTCCATTTGAATGGGGCGCTTGGGACTGCCTGATCTTCACAAATGAGGCATTTCGCAGGATGCACGGCGCTGGCTGGGCTGACGATTGGATTGGCCGCTACATCACGCAGGGCGGGCTTCTGACGCGACATCAGCTTCGCATAGAATACGGACACCAAACAATCGAGGACGCGCTGTGTGAGCGTCTTTCGCGGGCTTACAGCGTGCCGCCGCGTGGCGCTCTGGTCGTCGGCGGATCTGATGCGGTCGAGGCTGGCTATCTGGGCGTTGGATTCGGTATTGCTGTCGGAACAAGCGCGGCGTTCCTTTCTCGGCTTGGTGTGGTATATTGCCCGATAGAAACAGCAACCAGCGCATGGGTGATAAAAGATGACGCCGCTTAAAAGGCTTCTGACAGGATCAACATCGCTGTCCGATTGGAGCCATGTGCCGCGCGACCCCGGAACAATCGGCGCATGGATATTAAATTCATTGGGGGCGTCGGTAGCAGCAACCAGCTTTACAGCCATGGCTGTCGGCTACCTTGCCACAACGCTTGTATCGTCGTGGGCGATGTCTTTGCTTGCTCCCAAGCCAAGTCTTGGTTCAGGTGCGCAAGGCACGCTGGTCAATGCCCGAGAGGCCGTCGCACCGCACGAATACGTTTACGGCACTGTTCGCAAGGGCGGGACCATCGCCTACATTGAGGCCACTGGTGGCAGCAATGAATTTTTGCATATGATCATCTGCCTCGCTGGGCATGAGGTGTCTTCAATCGGTGACATCTACATCAACGATGAGGTTGTCACGCTTGATGGCAGCGGGTTCGTCACCAGCCAGAACTGGAACAGCAAGGTTCGCGTTGAGAAATACGACGGGTCACAAACCACAGCACCAGCGAGCCTTCTGGCCGAAAGTGGGCAGATCGACAGTTCCTTTGTTGGGCGAGGGATCGCCTATCTTTACGTCCGCTTGGAATACGATCAGGACGCATTCCCGAATGGCGTACCGCTGTTCACCGCAATCGTGAATGGCAAGAAGGTCTACGACCCGCGCACGACCACGACGGCGCATTCATCCAACGCTGCCCTCTGCATCCGTGATTACATCTCTGCGTCATATGGATTGGCCGATGCCAGCGTTGATGATGTCTCTTTTACGGCGTCCGCCAATGTCTGCGATGAGAACATCACATTGGCCGCAGGAGGCACCGAAAAACGATACACAATGAACGGCGTGATCCGGGCGGATCAGACGCCGGGGGACATCCTCCAGCAGATGATGACTAGTTGCGCTGGCACGCTGTTCTGGGGGCAGGGAAGCTGGCAACTGAAGGCTGGCTATTACACCGCGCCAGTCAAGACGCTGACGCTTGACGATCTGCGGGGGCCGATATCGCTGCAAACGCGGCAGTCCATGGCCGACATCTTCAACGTCGTGCGAGGCACGTTCAACGATGCGGCGCAGGACTATGTGACAGTGGACTACCCACAGGTGGATAGCGCCACTTATCTTGCAGAGGATTACAATGTTTCAACGCCGATTGATCTGCCTCTGCCATATACGACATCATCTGCCACAGCGCAGCGGATCGCCAAGCTGACGCTGAACCGTGGCCGCGAACAGATGACATTGACGGCTGATTTCGGGATGGCTGCTTTCGGCGTTCAGGTCGGGGACATCATCGGCTTCACCAACAGCCGATATGGCTGGACGGCAAAAGAGTTTGAGGTGATCGGCTGGAACTTCTTTGCCGACCGGGACGCTGGCGATCTGCGTGTGAAGCTGACCCTTCGGGAAACATCAGAAGCGGCCTTTGCCTGGGACGCCGAAGAATCGGCCATCATCTCGAACAACTCCAGCCTGCCGTCCGCTTGGTATGTGGCTCCCATCGGCATCGACCTGACGCAGCAGACGCGTATCATCTACCAGAAGATGACCAACGTCATCATCGCCAATGTGACGGCAGCATCAGCCGCTACTGGTTTCGTGGAGCGGGTCGAGGTGCAATTCAAGGAACATTCTGCAACTGCGTGGAATGCTGTCGGCTTAGGGTCTCCGGGCGTCTATGAAGTCCTTGATGTGGGCGATGGCTTCTATGATGTCCGCGCCCGTGCCTATAATCATTTGGGCGTGAGGGGCGAATGGAATCTCTACGAGAATTTCCAAGTGTCAGGCACAGCCGCACCTCCAGAAGATGTTTCCACGCTCCATGGCCAAGTCTATGGCGGCACCATCGCGCTCGAATGGACGCCTGTTGGAGACCTTGATCTGTCTCACTACAAGGTCCGCTATGCTCTGGAAGAATCTGGTGCGACCTATGCCAACGCCACGACGGCTGTTGATAAGGTTCCGCGACCCGGATCAAACATAGTTATCCCGGCTCGGCCCGGAACTTACATGGTCAGGGCCGTTGATAAGGGCGGGAATTCGTCGACCAACTACACATCGGTTGTTATCCCAGAAGCTGCGTTTGAGACGTTTACTAACACGCAAACGCTCACCGACAGCCCGACATTCTCTGGGACAAAAACCGATTGTTCCGTCACCTCTGGCGAACTGCGGATCAGCAGTGGATTGACTGCTACATATGAGATGTCGGCGGCTATCGACACCACAACAGCCCGTCGTGTTCGCGCTCGGCTTGATGTGAATACCACTCGATATGATCCCAGCCTTGGGCTGTTCGATGCTTTGCCCGGAGATTTTGATGCGCTCTCTGGCCTGTTCGATGACCTGACGGGCGGCACAAATATCGCTGACACTGATGTCTTGCTGTACATTGCTATATCGCAGGACGCATCGACCTATGCGGATTGGCAGTTGTTCAAAGGCGGCGACTTCTACGGTCGCGCTTTCAAGTTCAAGATTGGACTGAAGTCTGATACAAGTGGCGTAACGCCAAGCATCTCCGGGCTGACCGCCCGCGTTTGGTACAATTGAGGGGGCCGATATGGCAACGCATGATTATGTGATCGACAACCAGTCAGCGCCAGCGCTTCGGAGCGATCTGAATAATGCGCTGATGGCCATCGTCAGCCAGAACAGCAACGCGACGGCTCCGACGACGACATACGCCAATATGATTTGGTATGACACGACCAACAACCAGATCAAAAAGCGTAACGAGTCGAACAGCGCGTGGATCACGCTAGGCACTGTGGATGAGGGCGCTGGTACGTTTACGCCGTCAGAGCCGACTTTGGCTGCTCTGGCGGGTCTCGACACGACCGCAGGTTTGGTGGTGCAGACTGGGACGGACACGTTCACCAAGCGCACACTTACGGCTGGCACCGGGATCACGATTACTAACGGCAATGGCGCTTCAGGCAACCCGACGATTTCCGCCAATGTGGGGTCTTATACCCTTCTAGGTACGCTCACGACAACAAGTGGCACAACACAGACGCTTTCTGGGCTGACCCTTACTGGTTATTCGTTCTTGATTGCTGTGGTTAATGGTGTGTCAGGCACAACCAGTGCAACCTTGTTTTTTCAGGGGAACAACACTGGGAGGGACATCACAACATCGCAGGTTGCCCGGGGGATGGTAACAGTCGATCTCGCAACAGGAATTGCCGCATGCAGTATGGGCGGGGGCGGAGGTACGACTGTCACTACAAGCTTCCTTGGTTTTGATGCAGCACTCACAACAGCATCCACATCAGTTTCTGTTTCCGTTAGTTCTGGCAACTTTGACGCTGGCACTGTTCGCATTTATGGAGTGAAATGATGGATTATTTTGAGGTCATCACAGACGCAAAAACTGGTGAACAGACCATCCGTCCATACACGGCGGATGAAATCAATGCGCACAAGGCAGCTAACGCCTTGACCATTGAGAAGCAAGAAGCCAAACGTCTGGCTGCTTACACCGCAGAGGCTGATCCTTTGTTCTTCAAATGGCAAGCTGGCGAAGCGACCGAGGCAGAATGGAAGGCCAAGCGTCAAGAGATACGCGAGCGGTTCCCATACCCTGTTTCATCCGATGCTGGAATCTGATACCTTTAGCCCACAACCACACCAATGGAGGCCAGCATGGCAACCTTGAATGATCGAGTGTTTGACAACGGCTTGACCGTTCTGGACACCGAAGCAAACCGCATCGACATTTGCTCTCAGGAGCCGACGACCTATGCCGCCGCGACCAGCACCTACACGCTGGGCAACTCGACTTCGTTGTCCATCGGCGCACCGCAAGATCGCACCGGCGGTGGTCGTGAGGTTGTTGTCGCTGCGATCACCGATGGCTCGGTGACTGGCACTGGCACGGCAACGCATTATGCCATCGTGGACACGGTGAACTCGCGCTTGCTGGCCACCGGATCGCTGACGGCTTCGCAGTCCGTGACTTCGGGCAACACCTTCACGCTGTCGTCGGTCGCCATCGGCATCCCTGATCCTGCTTGAGGTCGAAGTAGATGAAGCTCGTTAACCGCGCCAAGATGACGACGGCCACCACGGGAACCGGAACGGTCACCCTTGGCTCGGCTTCGACGGGCTTCCAGACCTTTGCTGCGGCGGGTGTGGTGGACGGAGATACCGTCCGCTACACTATCGAGGACGGCGCTGCATGGGAGATCGGCACAGGCACCTACACGGCGTCTGGGACAACCCTTAGTCGAACGCTGACCGAGAGTTCAACAGGTTCTCTTTTGAGCCTGTCTGGCTCTGCTGTAGTTTATGTCACTGCCGCAGCCGCCGACATCGTGCAGCCCACAAACCCGTCTCTCACCAGCCCGTCGATTACTGGAACGATCCTTGAGGATGTCTATGCCTTGAGCGGCACTACGCCTGCGCTTAACCCGGACAATGGCTCTGTTCAGACATGGACACTTAGCGGAAACTCGACGCCCACTGACAGTCTGTCCTCTGGTGAAGCGATCACCCTGATGATTGACGACGGCTCGGCCTACACGATCACATGGCCGACGATCACTTGGGTTAATAATGCTGGCTCTGCGCCTACTCTGGCTACATCGGGCTATACTGTCATCGCACTGTGGAAGGTATCCACAACGCTATATGGCGCTCTAGTTGGAGATGGGTCGTAATGTTGTGGCATAAATTACAGGGGGCTGGCGGGTTGGGACGA